ATATAATACAAGCAATGGTGTGTTTGGTGGTGGAGATGTTTCAATAGGTGGAACTGTAGACAGATTGACAGTAACAAGAAGTGGCTCAAATACTTTTGATGCAGGGTCAGTTAACATTATGTATGAATCATAGGAGGATAAAAAATGACATCAATTCTTAAAGTAGACAACCTCCAAGATGCTAGTGGTTCTGGCACTCCTTATATAACTGGTGCAGTATTGCAAGTGAAAAACACAACAGTTAATTCTTCTGCTACCTCTTCATCAAGTATTGCAGCAGACGATTCAAGACCTTTGCCAACAGAGGGTTTAGAAGCAATGACTTGTAGTATCACTCCTAAATCGGCATCAAGTAAATTACTTATTCAAGTTGTTGTAATGGGTTCAAGTTCAAGTGATGCAGTAACAACAATAGCTTTATTTCAAGATAGTGGAACTCATTCTATTGGTGCAGTTACAGCTTATCAAAGTACTGGTACTGGAACTCAAACTTTAAGTTTTAATCATTACATGACAGCAGGTACTACATCTTCAACTACTTTTAAGGTTCGTGCAGGAGCTAATACTGGAACATTTACTTTAAATGGTTATTCAGGGAATAGAATGGTAGGTGGTGTTTCTTCTTCAAGTATAACCATTATGGAAATCGGAGGATAATATGGCACTAACAAAACTAAATTCAGCAAGTGTCATTGAACGTCTTCCAATTGGGAGTGTGTTGCAGACTAAGCAAGCAGTACAAAATGCTAGGTTAGATGTAATTTCTAGTGGCAGTAATCTTGTAGACATTACTGGTCTTTCAGTTTCTATAACACCAACTTCAACTTCATCAGAAATATTAATAACTTATTCAATAAATGTTGGTTATTATCACAACTGGAATGGTATTGGATTTGTGTTATGTAAGGGGTCAACTGCTATAACTAATGCAGTAGGTAATGCAAGTGGGTTAGGTAACAGACACCCAGTAAGTACTTCGGGAGGTGGTCAAAATGATTATCATATGTCTGTTGAATCTTTTTCTTTTTTAGATAGTCCATCAACAACAAGTGCAACAACTTATTCTGTTAAAATGAGAGACTTTAATGGAGATGGAGGGAAGGCTTATTTAAATGGATCTCTTCAAGATGGTACTGATGCATCAAATAGACCAAGAGGTTCATCTACTATTACAGTTCAGGAGATCAAAGGGTAATGAAAATGGAACTAAAACCTGAACTCCAAGTACAAATGGAACTTGATGCCCACGAGAAGGAGTGTGCCATAAGATACCAAGCCGTCAATGACAAGCTAAGTGCCTTAGACAAGCGACTGTGGAGAATGGAGGCTATGTCTATGTGTAGCACCTTTGCCATAGTAGCTGCAGTAGTAGCAATAGTAATGAAGTAGGAGTACCACCCACATACATGATAGATCCGATTAGTGCCTTCGCTCTCATAAAAACGGCACACTCGACTCTGATGCATGGGATAAAAATGAAAAAAGATTTTGCATCAATGGCAGGTTCGATTGCCAAGTTTGCCAAAGGCGAGGCTGAACTTAGTGTAGCTAAAGAAAAGAAACAGAACTCACTATTTGGTAATGTGGTCGGTAATGCCATAGACAAGCACTTTCAAGAGGAAGAACGTCAGAGGATGTTCGATGAGCTGAGATCCATGGTCAGGTTATATGGGTCTGCAGGTCAATGGGAACGTCTAGCTGCTACCATAGCCAGTGCCAAAGCAGAACACAAAAAACAACTTAAAAAGCAAGCCAAGATAGACTACAGAAACAAACTAATAACCACTGTTTCAGGAACTGTACTTATAGGCTTTGCAGTCATCTATTACTTAGCAATGTATTTAAAAGGGAGAGTGTAAATGGACATTCAACGACTACGTCAAACTATAACTAAACACGAGGGTATAGAGCTTATGCCTTACCGTTGTACCAGTGATAAACTAACAATAGGTGTAGGTCGTAACATTGAAGACCGTGGTATATCCCATGAAACTGCAATGCAGATGTTAGACGAGGACATCGACATATGCATCAACGAGTTACAACAGACTATAAGCTACTGGAACGACCTCCCCTCACGAGTAAAAGAAGGACTTATTAACCTCTGCTTTAACATGGGTATAAGCCGTCTTATGGCCTTCAAGAAGACCTTCGGTTTCCTCAGGGAGGGAATGTACGATAAGGCTGCTGACGAGCTACTAGAGAGCCGTTATGCAAACCAAGTAGGTCAAAGAGCTATAGACGTAGCTAACATGATCAGAGACGGAGCAAACGACTAATGGAAAACATGATACTGGATGCATGGAACGACCTGTCATATGTAGAGGGTGTTCTATTCACATTTTGGCTATTCATACTGTACTACGGTAAGTGTTGGATAGATGCGAGGTTTAAATAATGATTACAGCATTGATACCTGCAGTAACAGGGATACTAGATAAGTTTATACCTGATGCAGACACTAAACAGAAGTTGAGCCATGAGATATCAGTCATGGCCGATAAACATGCTCAGGAGATAGCTCTTGCTCAGATAAAGGTTAATGAGGCTGAGGCCAAGGGTAATTGGTTCCAGTCGTCGTGGCGACCTGCAACGGCTTGGGTCTGTGTACTTGGGTTTATGGTGAACTTTTTGGTTTCACCACTTTGTGCAGGGTTTGGCATCAACATTCCTCAGGCTGACACCTCAACCATGCTACCTGTTTTAATGGGTATGTTAGGCCTCGCAGGTATGAGGACTGCAGAACGTCTTAAGGATAAGGATAGGAAGTAATGGATCTAGAGATGTTGAGTATATTTCTTCAGACACTCACTGTAGTGGGTGTGTTCGTAAATACCGGTATAAATATTGTATATCGTATGAAAAAGTAATTATTAGCTGTAACACTGGTCAGGCTTAGGTTTGATCGGTGTTTTTTCGACTTATGTCCACCCTTATACAAAATAAATGCATTAGAGGTCTTGATTATTGACGAAAGATCGATTAGTTTAATCATGTGAACTGCTTTTTGGGTTAACAACGGATTTACAGTCTGCTGCCTTTAACCACTCGGCCACCCCACCTAGGGTTACTCCTAGTTAATCTCAGGGGGTCTTTTAAAACAATCAGTAAGTTCTCGCAAGTTAAATTTTACTTAAGGAGAACAAAATGAAGTTTAAAAACAAAGATATTCAAAGAGTTTATGATCATTACTTAACTTTGAACCCTATGGACTTGTATGGTTTAGGTACTACATCAGCTACTTTTCAAAGTGGTTATAAGTTTGGTCTTAATGGCTATACCGATGGTTATACAAAGTATAGCAAAGCCACAAACACAAAATTACATGCTGTATATCACGCAGGGATTGCAATAGCTAAAAAGGAGAATGCATAATGACTACAGCAAGACAAATGATCAAGAAAGCCACTAAAGTATATGTTGGCTCACCTCAGTCAAATACATGGGTTAATGTTACCAAGGCTAGTCTCTCAAGATCAGTCCAAGGTAGAACTTTAGACCCTGCTAACTTTGCTTGGACTACTGACCGTAAGGCACTGTTAGTTAACCTCGGTGTTACATGGGAGACAAACTAATGACTAAATTTGATTATCTTAAAAACGGTAGAGACCTTCTAGCTAAAGCTCAGAAGGTCGGCTCTTTTCCATCTAAGGCACAACAAAAAGAATGTCTAGAAGGTTTTAGCAGGTCTTACGAGCAACACGTTAGGAGTGTTAAGAATTACCATAAGGGTAAAAAGCTAGGTTATTTCTATGGTGACGTACCTAGCAATTTACATCAGGTTAGAGGTAAGCATGAAGACATACTTGTAGCCTTTGACATCGACACCGACTTCGTCAACGAACTAACACTATATAGACAACAAGCTAAGGAGCTAATTGTTGTTAAGCCAACTAAGGTTGTTAAGCAGGTTGTCGCTACTGACAGACAAGCTACTCACTATGGTACTTGCCAAGTATGTGGTTCTGTGCAGAAGGTAGATAGAATTAATGGTAAGTTAGCATCACATGGCTACCATAAAACTTGGGGTACACACATGAGTGAGTGTAGAGGCTCAAGACAACTACCATACGAAATTAGCAACACCTACCTATTAGACTTTGGTATTTTGTTAGAGGATAGACTGTCAGCAATTAAAGATAGTTTAGCAATTAATGATACTCATATTGCAACTCCTCGACAACTTAAGTCAGAGTATAATGAGATTGTTAATCATGTCATTCCTAGAATAAAAGATAGGTTTCAGAAATGGTCTAAGAAAGACCTAACTCCAATAGAAGGAGTTGTATAATGGTAAAAACTAAACCTACATCTAAGTCTTGGTCTACTGCCAAGCTATTTCATGTTTACTTCAAGGAAATAAGGCTACCAGTGTGTGGCCTTAGATTTGCTTGGGCAGTCGAGGGTTACAAATGGGTCAGGGTCTGTATCCCATTCCACGACATTAAATTTAAGGTGAGACGATCTGTATGGGATCAAATGGACGTTCAATTAACTGATGCAACTAAGTGGGGAGCAAACTAATGAAACAATCAAACGATTACAATTTACTGATACAGGCATTAGCAAAAGCAAAGTCAGGTCTAGCTAAAAAAGGAATTATTAATGCACCTCTTGAAGAGGCATGGTTTTTAGCAGGGTGTCTCCTTAAAGAAGCTAACAAAAAGGAGGCAAACTAATGCAAACATTTAAGCAGTTCTTCATGTCTAATGCCGATGAATTATGGAGTGGTCGTCACAGAGACCAAACCGTGAATAAACTCATGATGTTTAGCAACTATAAACACTATGGTTCTAAGGCCTTAGACGACTTCTCAGCGATGGAAATCTCAGACTTCCTATCCTTCATTAAGGTCAATAGAAGGCTCTCAGAGACGACTATAAACCGATACAAGGCTGCTATAAAGGCAGTCTTTAGTTATGCCATGGATCTAGAGCTGATTACCTCAGCTCCTAAGATCAAAATGAAGGCTGAAAACAACGGCAGACCAAGGTCATTCACACCTGACGAGCTAGTGAAGATCAAGGCATTTTTCAGTAAGTCTAAGCAACCTAAGATCCAGTACTTGGTGACACTATCCGAGCAGACCGGTATGAGACTTGGTGAGTTACTTGAGATAGGCACAACTGCCTTTGTATCTGCTGATCAGAAGTGGCTTAAGTTAGTTGACACCAAGAATGGTGATGACCGTGAGGTACCTCTAACATCCACCACCCTAGACTGTATCAAGAAGGTGGGTGTCGTTAAGGACTGGTTCAGCCACAGAACATTCTACGACCTATGGGATGAGTGTAGGTTCAGAATAGCACCTAGAGATAAGAACTTTGTATTTCACGTTTTAAGACATACTTGTGCATCTAAGTTAGCAAATGACTTTCAAGTTAATACTTTAGTCATTGCTGACATGTTGGGTCATAGGTCTATTAAGACGACACAGAAATACGTCCACGTTAACCAAAATACTAAACAGTCTGTTGCTAAGTTATTAGCACAGTAAAAACATAGGAGAATCAATATGTCAGGTAGACCGAAAAGAAGTCAGCAGTATGTTAGCAAGAAGGTGTTTTTAGAGCAGAAGGATTGGGAGTTTCTTGGCCGTGAGGCTCATAAACTATCAAGAATTACTGGTCAACAGATATCAATGGCTCACCTAATTAGGATGGCAGTATCTCAGCAGTTTAAAAGTAGAAATAGTGCTTAGTTGAGTGACGTTGATTTTATGTTATCAATGTATTTAACATGTTTTGAATTAGGAGAAATTAATGGATAGAATAGTAGAATTATACAAAAAGAAATACAAAGAATATACGATTGCAATTATGGATATTGAGATAAGCCTTCACCAAGCTAGAGTTAAAAGAATAGCTCTAAGTAAAGTAGGTGCTTACTTCAACTCAAGCCAAAATAGAAACACATTCGCTAGAATTATGGTTAAGGCATATATGACTGAAAAACCATATACAATTACTGAGGTATGTGAATTGCTTAATGCTAACAGAAGTAGTGTAAGTGTTATGGTGGATGAGTGTGAAAAAGAAGGTTGGATTACTATTTTTAGGAATAAAAACAAAGCGATGTGTATGGGTACTGAAGGTCTTTATGATCAGATGATGAAATATGTGTATTGGAGAAAGAAAAACTCTAAGTCAATAATAGGTGATCATTACAAGGCTATAGATCAATTAGAAAGCGTATTAAAACATGTCGGTGTTGACATACCTGACATGACTTTTGGAGAGAAGGAGACAGATGATGACAATAGTATCAAATAACCCACTAGGGATACAACAACGGATGGACGAAAGAACAGGTCAGGCACCAGTTTGGACTACTAACGGTCTTAAGTAAAATACTAGTAAAATGAATACTGTCCACCCATTAGAGAACTTTGGGTGAAAAGGAGAATTAAGTGAGTACAATTAGAGAACTACAAAGAGAAAGACAAATGATCTCAGAAGGCCGTGATCGTTATGTCAAAAGATCAGAGAAAATAACAACCACCTCAATACAAAATAACCCTCAGAAACTTATATCAGAAGTTCAGACTATAGTAGCTAAAGATCTTAAGAAGACTATAGATGAATCAAAGAACAAAGGTGTAGGACAACCAACAAGTTGGCTTAAGTATTTAGTCGATGTAGATGTCGATATAGTTAGTTATGTCGGTTTGGTGTCGATGTTTGATGCAGTAGGTCGTAATCAAACACTTACTAGAGCAGTCTCAACCATAGGTCAGAAGATTGAGATGGAAGTCTTTAACATAAAGTTAAAACAGTTTAACAAGAAGTTAGCTAATAGAATTGAAACTAAAGTCACTCAAGATCACTCAAGTGAACGTCATAGGATAAAAGCTGCTAAGTCTATAGCTGCTAAAGCAGGTTTTGAGTATGAGAAGTGGGATGACAAGAGAAGGGTTATTGTCGGTACACCTATTCTCAATTCGATACTCAGGGTCTCAGGTATCTTTGACGTATGGCAGACAACCATTAAAAACAAGACACTGAAGAAGATAGGTTTATTACCTGAGGCATCGTTAAGACTATCCGAGTTAGACTTCGATGAGAGTTGGTCTAGTCCACTGTTTGCACCTATGACAGTAAAGCCTAAAGACTGGACTTCTTTCGATACCGGTTGCTACATTGACGAGGCTCTTTCTCAGCAGGTAAAACTAGTCAAAGGATATGTTGCTAATGCCCATATAAAGGCCATAGAGCATGGGTTTGAGAAGGGTTCCATACAACCTAGCATAGATGCTTTAAATGCCGTTCAGAGGACTCCTATGAAGCTCAATGAAATTATAGTTGAGGCAGTGGAATGGTGTTGGGTAAATGATAAATCCATGGGTAAGTTTCCAACTAGGGCATACATTGAGAAACCTGACAAAGTTGACGACTTTGATACCCTTACTGATGAACAGAAAAAGGGTATTAGGCTTAAGAATAAGAATATTGTCGTTAAAAACAGACAGATTGACGGTCAAAGGTCAGTCATGGTTCAAGACCTTAAAGTTGCTAAAGAACTTATGGAGTACGACCAATTCTATTTACCTCATAACTTCTGCCACCGTGGACGTATCTATCCGATACCTCACTTCTCCCACCACCGTGACGAACACATAAAGGCTATGTTTGAGTTTGCTAATGAAAAGAAGGTCGATGACAAGGCATTTTATTGGATAGCCATACAAGTGGCCAATACTGGTGACTTTGACAAGGTATCTAAGAAACCTATGTTAGATAGGATCAAGTGGGTTAATGATAATGCTGAGATGATAATCGAGGTAGCTCAGGACTATAAGTCAACTTTTGACTATTGGTCTCAAGCAGATAAACCATTTAGCTTTCTAGCTGCATGTCAGGCCTACTTCAAGTACTTAGTCGAGGGTGAAGGATCTACAAGTGGACTACCTATATCACTAGACGGTAGTAACAGTGGTATCCAACATTATTCAGCAGCTAGTAAACAGGAGAGAGATGGATCATTGGTTAACCTAGTGCCAAACTCTATGCCTCAGGATGTTTATCAGGAGGTTGCCGATGCAGTATCAAAGGTGTTTACATCTAGTGATGACAAGATGGCTAGAGACTGGCTTAAGTTTGGTGTTAACCGTAAGCTAGTCAAACGTAACGTCATGACATTTGGTTACTCAAGTGAAGTCTTTGGATTTAAAGATCAAATCATTGAAGACACTATGAGACCTTTAGCTGACGATGTACTAGCAGGTAAATACGACCAACACCCATTCGGTGACGATCAGGGATTTACTGCAGCTAACTACTTGGCAAAGGCAAACTGGAAGGCAGTCAACCAAGTGATAACAGGTGCCTCTGAAGGCATGAAGTTCTTTAAGACTTTAGCTAGGTTACTAGCTCATGAGAATAAGCACATGAGGTGGACGACACCTGTTGGCTTTCCTGTTGTACAAAGTTACACGAAGTTTACCACCAAGGAGATCAAGGTTTACCTTTATGACAGAACCTTGTTTAAGAATGTCCGTAGTCAAATATCACTACGAGACAGACCACTTAGGACTGTTGATAAGGCTAAGTCAGCCTCGGCAGTATCACCTAACGTGATTCACTCAATGGATGCAGCTCACTTACTGTTGACTGTTTTAAATGGATTACAGAAGAATATACAAGATTATTTCCTGATCCATGACAGTTTTGCAACCACTGCTGCAGACACTCAAAAACTGTATGAAATCATCAGAAGTTCCTTCATTGAGATTTATGATAACTTTTGCCTTTATCAGACGGTTTTAAATCACAACATAAAACAGTTTGAGGATGCCTCTAAGGTAGACCTGCCCTCAATTCCCAAGAAGGGCAAACTTGTTTTAAGCGACATAAAAGACAGTCGATATTGCTTTTGTTAGTGAATACTGTCCACCCATTGAGAAACTACTAAACCAACTTTAAGAAAGGTTAACTCATGCACCCACGAGAAAGGGTGCTTGGGATCGCTCATCTTTGCCATGAAAAAGGCCAAGAGATACCCAAGCACGTTTTAGAAGAGGCAGAGCAACTCGGTATAGATGTTTCTGAATATCAAATAACAACAACCCAAAACAAGGAGACTGCAAATGGCAGAAAAAAGACAACTATTCGTGACACATAAGGGAACTGCTCAGTACCCTTGGTTAAACAAAGCAGACACTCAGTTTGATGCTGAAGGTGTCTATAAGACAAACTTACTGGTTCCTCAGGATCAGGCTAAGGAACTTGTAGACCAACTAAATCAGATTGCCTTAGATGAATTTGGCAAGAAGGCTAGTGGTGCTAGGATGCCTTACAAGATTGATGAGGAAACTGGGATGATGGCTATTATTGCCAAGTCTAAGTTTAAACCTAAGTACTTTGATTCAAAGGGTGACGTAGTCAACAACCCACCTAATATCTTTGGTGGTTCAATAATCAAAATAGGTGGTGTTATCAGTCCTTATACAGTGACTGGAAATAACGGCATTTCATTAAGATTAACTAAAGTTCAGATCATTCAACCTATTAGCCAAACAGGTTCAGGACTAGATGGTTTTGAGGCTGAGGATGATGGTTATGTAACTGAGGAGTTTGAAGATGAAAGTTCTAGTGAAAACGAAAAGGAAGATGAAACAGGTGCCTCCTCGTACAATTTCTAGAGGTGCTTTAGTCAGAGGTTACAGGTCAGGGTTAGAGGATAAGATTAGTGAACAGATTACAAAGGCTGAGTTAAAAGTCTTTTATGAAACTGATAAGATCCAATACACCCACCCCCCTCGGCAAAGCACATACACTCCTGACTTCAAGCTACCAAAGATCGGTGGCTTTTTTTATGTCGAAACGAAGGGTCGTTTTGTTACTGCCGATAGACAGAAACATCTATTGATTAAACAACAACACCCTGAGATCGATATCAGGTTTGTATTCTCAAATCAAAACTCAAAGATCTACAAGGGATCTAAAACTACATATGCAGACTTTTGCAGAGCAAATGGATTTAAGTTTGCCCATCGCACCATACCTGAGGAGTGGCTTAAGGAAGGCTACCCACCTCAGATGGGGATGCATGGTGATTTAATATGAACTGTTGGCACTGTGGAAGTGATTTAATTTGGGGAGGTGACCATGACGAGGAAACTGATGAAGGATCTGAGTTAATAGTCACTAACCTAAGTTGTCATAATTGTGATGCATTTGTTCTAATTTATAAGGGAGTGGATGGCAATGACATCAAAAGAATTACGAAAGGAGCCATGTTTAGACTGTGGCTCAAGCGATGCTTTGGGAGTTTACGATGACGGACACACCCACTGTTACTCGTGTAATAAAACCACCCAACCCTCACTCCAAAAAGTTGATCTCAAAACAATACAGCCAAAAAGTAATACCTTCAAAAAAGAATTACTTAAGGGTGAAGTTAAAAGCCTCAGACACAGAGGACTGAATGAGGAGACTTGTAGGAAGTTTGGCTACCTATGCCATAAGGACTTAGAGCTTGCCGTTTACAGAGACAAGAACGGTAAGGCCATAGCTCAGAAGGTTAGGGATAAGAATAAGAACTTTAGCATCATAGGTGATGCAAGTAGAATGACGTTATATGGCTCACATTTGTGGTCTACCGGTAAGAAGTTAGTTATTGCTGAAGGTGAAATAGATGCAATGACAATCTCTCAGGTACAGGATCATAAGTGGGCAACGGTATCTTTACCGACAGGTGCAGCTTCTGCAGCCTCAAGCATCAAGAAGAACTGGGATTACATCAACGGTTTCGATGAGATAATCTTAATGTTCGACATGGATGATGCAGGTCAAAAAGCAGTTCACATCGCAGCAGAGCTGTTACCTGTTGGTAAAGTTAAGTTAGCTAACCTACCCTACAAAGATGCCAACGAGTGTCTTATGAAGGGTAAGGCAGGTGAAATCATCACGGCTATCTTTCAGGCTAGGTCATTCAGACCTGATGGCATCATAGGATCTCATGACTTAAAGTCTGAGATGCTCCGAGAAGATGAGCAGTCACTTGTTAGCTACCCCTACCCTCGACTTAACGACATTACAAAGGGTCTCAGGACTTCTGAGCTTGTCACGGTCTGTGCAGGTAGTGGTATTGGTAAGTCAACTTTAGTTCGTGAGATTGCCTATGCACTTCACCAAAGTGGTGAGAAGATAGGTATGATCATGCTTGAGGAAAGCAACCGTAGAACCATGCTTGGTTTAGTCGGTATTCATATGTCTAAGAACATTACTGTCGATAGGTCACTGGCTAACCAAGAAGAGGTTAACTTAGCTTACGACAGTATGGTTAAGGATAAGGCTGAGGTGTTTCTATATGATCACTTCGGTTCCTCAGACGTAGAGTTAATATGTCAAAGGATCCAGTACATGGCTAAGGCCTTGGACATTAAGTGGATCATCCTCGACCACATATCAATTATGATCTCAGGTATGGACAACGGTGATGAACGTAAGATGATTGACCGTGCCATGACTAAGCTCAGGACGTTAGTTCAGGAGTTAGACATAGGTCTTATACTTGTGTCTCACCTCAGACGGCCTGAGGGTGACAAAGGCCATGAGGATGGAGCCAAGGTTAGACTAGGTCAGTTACGAGGCTCACATGCCATTGCTCAACTGAGTGACATATGCCTGAGCTTACAGGTTGACCCTGAAGACAGTGACGGTGATAGCCGTTTCATACATGTACTAAAAAACAGGTTTACAGGTGAAGTAGGCCATGCAGGTGGTGTCTCCTACAACCGAGACACAGGAAGGCTTTTGCCTCAGTCAGAGATATTCTGAGTATCCTAAAAACCACCAGGAATTTTAATAAAAAAGGAGAGAAGTATGCATCAAGTTGTGCAAAGAGAGAACTATGAGAATTGTTGTGAGTGTGGCAGTCCTCTTAAGAAGGTTAGACACGCTAGAACTAGTCCTAAAATTTGTTACGACTGTAGAGGATCAAGGCAGTCTAGTGCCGTCCATGTCCGTAACATATTCAAAGATATCAGGAAGAATGCAGTAGTCGTTACAGATCCATTAGAGGATGTGTTTGTCGATGATCCAAGGGCATTAAAAGAACAGGAACCAAGTTTTAGAAGGAGTAGCCATCGATGAACAATCTATCATTAGATTACTATCAGCATGAGGCAAAGAAGTTTGCCATATACAAAGAGAACCTCAGTGACGACAACAACGTGATTTACCCTGTACTGGGATTGTTATCTGAAAGTGGTGAGGTTGCTGATAAGGTCAAGAAGATCATGAGAGACACTAAGCTGCCTCTCAGAAACTTACCCCTAGAAACTAAGACAGAGATATCAAAAGAACTTGGTGACTGCCTTTGGTACATATCAATGATTGCCGAGGAACTTGATTTTGACCTGTCAGAGATAGCTGAAGGTAACTTAGATAAACTCAGCTCTAGAAGAAACAGATCCAAGTTAACAGGATCAGGTGATAATAGATGAGGCTAGTCTTTGATATAGAGACTGATGGCCTTCTAGACACACTAACCAAAATACACTGCATAGTACTTAAAGACATCGACACTAATGAAGTCTTTAGCTTTCCACCTGCTGACGTAGAGCAGGGGTTGGACATGCTGTACAAAGCAGACACCATCATTGGTCATAACATTATTAACTTTGACATCCCTGCCATCGAAAAGGTTTACCCTACATTCGAGACACAGGCAGAGGTGTTAGACACACTTGTCTTAAGTAGAGTTATTAAAGCTGACCAAACCAACACAGATTTCTCCTCCCTAGTTCTCCCTCGGAAGCTAAACGGATCTCACGGCCTCAAGGCTTGGGGTATCCGTTTAGGACTTCTGAAGGGAGACTTTGGTGAAACCACTGACTGGTCAAGATGGTCTGAAGAAATGCAGAGTTACTGTGAACAGGATGTAGAAGTCACCCACTCACTTTGGAAGCACCTAGCTCCGGAGAAGTGGTCACAAGAGAGCATAACCTTTGAACATCAGATAGCTGAAGTTTGTAACCGAATAGGAGCTGAAGGATGGACATTCAACGAAAGGAAGGCAGGTGATCTTTATTCTAAACTGGCTCAAAAGAGAGCTGATCTTGAAGTCGAACTTCAGACATTGTTTGAGCCTTGGGAGATTCATACTGAGTTTATCCCAAAGGTCAACAACAAGAAACTGGGGTATACGAAAGGCGAACCGTTTACGAAGGTAAAGGTTATCGACTTCAACCCTAATAGCAGACGACATATACAGTTCTGCTTAGAGAAAAAGTATAAGTGGAAACCTAAGAAGTTTACTCCTTCAGGTGAAGCTCAGATTGACGAAAGTATTTTGGCTGCCCTCCCTTTCCCCGAAGCCAAAAAGTTGGCCTATATGTTCCTCCTCCAAAAACGTATAGGTCAACTAGCTGAGGGATCTCAGGCATGGCTCAAGCTATGTCAGGATGGTGTCATTCGTCATAACATAATTTCAGCAGGTACTGTGACTTTGAGAGCAGCTCATAGATACCCTAACTTAGCTCAGGTTCCTAGTGCTCAGGCCGAGTTTGGTAAGGAGTGTCGTGAGTTATTTACAGTACCTGCTGATTACTCACTTGTAGGGTCAGACTTGTCAGGACTTGAGCTAAGGTGTTTAGCTCACTTCCTAGCTTATACTGACGGTGGTGACTATGCTCAGGAGATCCTGAACGGTGACATCCACACTACAAATCAAAAAGCAGCAGAGCTTGATACAAGAGACCAAGCTAAGAAGTTTATCTACACTTTATTATATGGTGGTGGTGACCTCAAAGTCGGTCAGGTTTTAGGTAAAGGAGCTAAAGAAGGCAAGGCAACTAAGGAAAAGTTCTTTAAAGCTATGCCGTCATTTACTCAGCTTAAGACACAGGTTCAAGCTGCAGCAGAACGTGGTTACTTAATAGGACTGACAGGTGAACGAGTTAAGATCCGTTCAGCTCATGCAGCTCTTAACACGTTACTTCAAAACACTGGATCCACGATTAGTAAGAAGTGGGTCATCCTCATAGATCAAGAACTCAGGAAACGTGGCCTCGATGCCAAGATCATAGCTTGGGTTCACGATGAAGTTCAAATCAAATGCAAGAAAGGAATAGAAGACGATGTCGGTGATATCACTGGAAGAATGGCGAAAGAAACAGGAGAGTTCTTTAAGTTCAAGATCCCAATCGCCTCCGAATACACTATCGGAAACAACTGGTCGGAAACTCACTAAGGCTGAGATTGAACTCGACAAGAAGACAGCAGAGGCTCTAAGTGGCCTCTGTTTTATTATATGGAATGCATGGACAAGGCCTTTCTCAACAAGAGGCACCATAGCAAGGAACTACCCTGAGCTAGTCGGCATATGTGCCAGTGAAGGGTTAATCACATTAAAATTAGACAACATAAGTTGGGGCAAACACTGGATGGCCACTGACGATGGTGTCGATTATTATAAGGAGATAGAAGACTATGATGGCATTGGTTGATGGAGACTTGTATCTCTACAGAACACTAGCAGCCACTGAAGACGAGACCGACTGGGGTGACGATGTATGGTCGTTAACCAGTGATCTTGGAGCAGCTAAGAAGAACTTCGACAAGCTGATTAAACGATATGCCGAGGAGTGTGGTGTTGACTGGTTTGTACTTTGTTTCAGTGACAAGGAAAACTTCAGGAAGGCATTACACCCTGAGTATAAGTCAGCTCGTAAAAAGATAAGAAAGCCTGTCGGTTACTCATACATGATCGACTGGTGTAGGGATAACTACAGGACAGTGACAATGCCTACGCTAGAGGCTGACGATGTCATGGGTATCAAGTCTAACTCCACTACAATGATTATCAGTGACGACAAGGACATGAAGACGATACCGACTAAGATATACCGTCCTATGTCTAATGAGTTCCTAGATATCACTCAACAAGAGGCAGACAAGAACTTCTTAACTCAGGCTTTAACAGGTGATTCAACTGACGGATATAAAGGCCTGTCAGGAGTTGGCATAAAGAAGGCCGAGGCCATACTAGGTTCTAGGCCACACTGGGGAGCTGTTGAGGATGCCTATGTCAAAGCAGGTTACACCAAGGAAGAGGCCTTAACACAGGCTAGGTTAGCTAGGATCTTAAGGTCGAGTGACTGGGATTACGATAAGGAGGAGGTCAAGTTATGGACTCCTTAATTATCAACATCAACTTCAGGTTATTCAAGTTCTTCAACACGATATCCACCCACTATTACAACCAATACTGCCGACTAAGCCATCGCAAACAACAGCGTGATGGAATGAGACGGCTATGAGACATATGGAGTTCATGAAAGCCATGGCTAAACAGGAAAAGATAATAACCAAACCACCTCATTACGAGGTCTTCAAGATAGAGCCAGTCAGCTTCATCATGAAGAACGGTCTGTCCTTTTGGAAGGGCAACATCATTAAGTACGTCATGAGGGCAGGTCTTAAGACCTATGACAACCAAGACGAAACACAATCAGAAATAACCGATCTACAAAAGGCAGTCAGGTACTGCGAGATGAGGATCAATCAGCTAGAGGGAAAAGAACCAAATGCAATTAGATAATTACTTACCGTCACTGTATCAGCAGTTCATACATCTATCACGTTACTCACGGTGGTTACCTGAGGAACAACGTAGGGAGAACTGGGGTGAGACAGTAGACAGGTACTTCAACTTCTTTAAAGAACACCTCGTGGAGCAGCATAGTTTTTCCGTGCCTCCTTCTACTATGCAAGAGCTTCATGAGGCCGTTATGAACTTAAGTGTTATGCCGTCAATGAGGTGTCTAATGACAGCAGGTGAAGCACTTAAGAAGGAAAACATAGCAGGTTATAATTGTAGCTATGTAGCTGTAAATAGACTGGGTGCATTCGATGAAATACTGTATGTACTAATGAATGGCACTGGTGTCGGCTTTAGTGTCGAAAGACAGAATGTAAACAAGCTACCGGTTGTTGCTGAGAGCTTCTACAACAGCGATACAGTGATAACAGTTAAGGACAGTAAGCTAGGTTGGGCAAAGGCCTACAAGGAGCTTATAGGACTGTTATACATAGGTCAGATACCTGAGTGGAACACCAGTCTTGTAAGACCTGCAGGTTCACCACTGAAGACATTCGGTGGTAGGGCATCAGGAGCTGCACCACTGGAGAACTTATTTAACTTTACTGTACAGGTAATTAAGAATGCTGCAGGTCGTAAGTTAAACTCAGTGGAGTGCCATGACATTGTATGTAAGATAGCCGAGGTAGTGGTTGTTGGTGGTGTAAGAAGGTCAGCACTAATCAGTCTGTCTAACCTATCTGACGACAGAATGAGACACGCTAAGTCAGGTGAATGGTGGAATGCTAACAAGCAGCGAGCCTTAGCTAACAACTCAGCAGTCTACACTGAGAAGCCTGACATAGGTATCTTTATGGATGAGTGGAAGTCCTTATATGAATCTAAGTCAGGTGAACGTGGTATCTTCAACAGACAGTCAGCTAACAACATGGCTGAGGCCTCAGGTCGCAGAGTGATCGACAACCACGAGTTTGGAACTAACCCCTGCTCTGAGATCATATTAAGAGACCGTGAGTTCTGTAACTTAAGTGAGGTAGTTATTCGTCCTCATGATACAAAAGAGACACTACTAAACAAGGTACGACTGGCTACCATCATAGGTACAATACAGTCGTCATTGACTAACTTCAGGTATGTCTCCAGTGAATGGAGAAAGAACTGTGAAGAGGAAAGACTGCTTGGTGTGTCGTTAACCGGTATCATGGATAACGACTTGACTAACGGTAACAAGTCAGGACTTGACCTATTACTACAGGAGCTTAAGGAAGAGGCTGTAAAGACTAACGCTGAGTTTGCTAAGGATATAGGCATACCTCAGTCAGTAGCCATTACATGTGTCAAGCCATCAGGTACAGTTAGTCAGTTGGTTGATGCTGCCTCAGGTATTCACGCTAGGCACAACCCCTACTACATAAGAACAGTCAGAGGTGATAAGAAGGATCCACTGACTAAGCTGATGGTTGACCAAGGCATACCTGCTGAGGACGATGTGATGAACCCTGACAACACTACAGTCTTTAGCTTTCCTATGGAGGCACCAAGTAATGCAGTCTTCAGGACAGATAAGACAGCTATACAACAGCTAGAGCTGTGGCTCATGTATCAGAAGAACTGGTGTGAACATAAGCCATCAGTCACTGTGTCAGTGAAGGAGCATGAGTGGTTGGATGTAGGTGCTTGGGTATACGACAACTTCGATTACATGTCAGGTGTGTCGTTCCTACCCTTCAGTGACCATACATACCAACAGGCACCCTATCAGGACTGTGATCAGTCTGAGTATGACATCATGTCTCAGGCTATGCCTAAGGACATCGACTGGTCTAAGCTAAGTGAGTATGAACAACAGGACAACACCATAGGATCACAGGAGTTAGCCTGTGTCGGTGGAGCCTGTGAGATCGTATGACTATGCTATCACCATGTAAAAACGTATGCAGACTGGACACCAAGAACGATAGGTGTTCAGCCTGTTATAGGACTACATTTGAGATCAGTAGATGGTCACAGATGGAGACACAGGAACGACAGGCCTTAGTCTATCAGGTGATACCTCGAAGGAGATTACAGGCTGAGATGGAACTCTTGGGTGATACTAAAGCATCCAGTGACGATAACGTGAGGGTTCTATCGGATACATAAGTAAAGGTGTGAACTGTCAGAATGCCAACTATAGTTGTAGCATCAAGGCTAACACAGGCTATCTCTAACAGTTCACGCTTACTAATGTATACTATTGTAACAGGTTATCAAGGGGTCACTAATGTCGTGTCACTAGACACTAATTGATACTTTAGTTAACTATAGGTTGAATACTGTCCACCCTTAGGAGAGATCAGGAGTGAATGAGGGATATGTGTGTGTATCAGTGGTGATACATGGGTTAACTAGAGATAGAACTATAGGGAATGAGTAAGTGAGATCCCTATTTTCAACGACCTTAAATATACCCCTTACGAATAAATTTCACTTAATGTCTAATGTCTTAAGATACATAGGTAGTATATCGTAATCAGATAACTAGTCTGTTGACCTAAGATAACTATAGATATCAAGTACTTAGCATGTATTGTCGTTTAATTTTGGTACCATACCTCAGATTTTAGACCCCCATACCCTTAATAATACAATCAATTTCAAAAAGTCGTTAAAGCCTTCTTGTTGTTGTTATTGTTGTTCGACCTTTTAGATAAGAGAAGGAAAATCCCATGGCCTTAGAAAGTGCAACCTATATCAATGGATTAGTGTCTACTAACCCAACGTCCACCGATGCCCTAGCACAGGCAGACGACCACCTTCGTCTAATCAAGACTACCATTAAAGCTACGTTCCCTAATGTAACCGGTGCTGTCACAGCAACCCACACTCAGTTAAACCAAGACCCTACATCCCTACTGGACTCTAACGGTGCCACTCGTGTGGCTGCCAGTACGACAGGTGCCTCGGTGACTGGTAACCTTGCGATATCAGGTGACATATCCTTAAGTGGATCAGGCCTGACTTTGGGTACCCATACAGCAGGTAACTATGTGGCAGGTATAACTGGTGGTACTGGCGTTACAGTAGCCAACTCAGGATCCGAGGGTGCAACCCCTACAGTATCTATAGGCCAAGCCGTGGCAACCTCAGACACGGTGACGTTTGCCGAGGTAAGATCCACTGGCAACGTGACAGCCTACTATTCAGACATGAGACTTAAGACCGACATCCAACCCATTGAAGGAGCCTTAGACAAGGTAATGACACTCAATGGGTTTTACTTCAGACCTAATGCGATAGCTCAAGATTACGGTTATGAAGATAAGGTGGAGGTAGGGGTCTCTGCTCAGGACGTAGAAGCTATCATGCCTGAGATAATAGCTGAGGCTCCTATCGACCCTGAGTATATGACGGTACACTATGAGAAACTAGCACCGTTACTTATCGAGGCCATTAAGGATCTTAAGAAACAACTAGACACACATGTACAGGGATGCAGTTGCAATGGCTATCCAGTCTAGTGGTACCATATCAATGGATGACATCAGGACAGAGTTTGGTGACACTGGTTCCATAGCCTTGAGTGAATGCTATCGTGGTGGTAGTATCGTTCCCTCTAGTTTGTCGGATACAGCGACTGCAGGTTCCACCTCAGCATCGACTAACAACTCAGGCCGAAGCATTGACACTGGGTTAACCTTTAACAGTGGTAGACTATTTGGTTACTCTAGATGGTCAGACAACGGAGCAGCTAATGTACAGTCATGGTCTTTTACGGTTAACAAAACTGGTACTTATCACTACTATTTTGGTTATTATTACGGTGGATCAGGCAATCCCTCTACAGCTACAATCGTTATAGCAAAGAACGGTGTCAACACACTTAACCAAGGTTTAGTATCTAACGACAGTACAAACTCATACACTGGAAGTTGTGCAGCTAATGCAGGTGATACTATCTCAGGTTCTTTTACAGGTTCATCTAATGGATGGTCATCTAATACATTTTATATAGGTGGTGATAGCTCCAATACGAGAACAGTGACTGTTTCGTCTAATGCCAATGTACCGACCTCAGGTACCATAGACCTGAATGACTTCTATTCAGCGACTAACTCAATTTAAAGAAAGTAATTAAATATGGGCAATAACTTTCCAATTAGAGACTTAGGATCTGTTGGAGTTATATCTGATAAAAGCTCATACAACATACCAGTTAATGCATTCAGTGAGGCTTTGAATGTTCGATTTGACGAGGGAAAAGTCCGTAGGTCACCAATCTTCAGAAACGTAAAAGGATCACTGGGATTTACCCCTCGTTTCACTTATGGTGTCGTGCCTTCCACAGGTTATGACAGTGTACTAATGTTTTCCGATGCCTATGTTATCAAGGAGTATAACTCAGGCTCAGTATCAGACAGAAGTGGTTCAATCAGTGGCAGTTCAGATCCACGACCTTATACAGGAACTACTCTGTCTTCCGTAACTTATATCAACAGGCAAGACCGAGTGCCTATCTTCAGAACCTCTGCAGGTACTAACTTTGCAGACCTGACGAACTGGCCTACGTCATACCGATGTGCATCACTCAGGTCATACAATGACTTTCTACTGGCACTAAACACAACCGAGGGATCAAGTAACTTCCCTACTCGTGTTAGGTGGTCGAACATTGCCACAGCAGATGCCGTGCCTGATAGTTGGGATGAAACCGACACAACTAAGTCTGCAGGTTTTAATGACTTAGGTGAAATGCAGACAGGTATTATCGATGGTATGCCTTTAGGCTCTAACTTTATTGTATACTCAAGTGACCAAGTTTGGTTGATGGAGTTTGTAGGTGGTACGTTTATATTTAACTTTAGAAAGTTATTTACAGATGCAGGTCTTATCAATCAGAACTGTGTTGTCGAGGTTGACGGTAAACACTATGCCTTTGGTGCCTTTGACATCTATGTACACGATGGTACATCCAAGCAGTCTATATGTGATGAAAAGGTAAGGAACTTTATCTACAACGGCTTAAACAACACAGCTAAGGAAACCTTCTTTGTACAGCATAACCCAACTCTTAATGAGATATACTTCTGCTACCTATCTGGTGACAGTCTGGTTAGCTTTCCAAATGCAAACAGGTGTAACAGAGCTGCTGTTTACAACTACAGAAACGACACATGGTCATTCATGGATTTACCTAACGTGTCTTCAGGAACTGTGGCTAACGTAAACTCTATTGTTACCTATGCAACAGCCACTGGTTTAACATATGCCTTAACAGGTGGTACCTACTACGCTCAGGAAGATTCATTTGACCGGCACACACTCATGGTAGGTGAATCCAAATCAACTGACGGCATAACCTCAGACAAGTTATATGCACTGGATTTATCCGATGTAGGACGTATTGCCTTTCAGTTAGACACTGAGGCTATTAAACCTGCCAGTGTCGAAAGAGTTGGCATTGACTTAGATGAGACTAAGGTACCGTTAAGTGGCTACAAGGTTGTTAATGCGATATACCCTCAGGCGACAACTACAAACTCTGACAAGGATATAACCTTTACCTTCGGTGCCTCAGACATCCCTAACTCTGAGCCTACCTATGGCAACTCAACAGTATTTAACACAGGCACTGACTATAAAATTGATAGTCGTTCTGCAGGTAGATACCTGAGTTACAAGATACTTGTCTCAGACAATAAAGACTTTGAGGTCTCAGGTTTTGACATCGACATATCAGCTACTGGTTCAAGATAATGGCAGTAGATAGTAAAACAAATGTCGTAGTTAACGGCTACACAAGGTCTCAATACCCTGTGTTTGAAGAGGGTATGAGGAGATACCTACAAGAGGAATTACAAAGGATAGAAAATGCAATTAGGCAGTTACAGGTGGCATCAATAGTTGTTGCTGATGTAGAGCCTGAGAACCCAATCAAAGGCATGGTTAGATACGCTGTATCACCATGGAACCCACTATCAAATAACTTTAGTGGCTTAGTTGTTTATAACGGTACTGCTTGGGCAGCCGTTTAATTATGGAAGGAATATAATATGTGGGGTCAAATAGCAGGTGCCGTCATTGGTGGCATGATGAACAAGAGTGCAGCTAAGAAAAACGCTGCAGCTCAGGATAGAGCAACCGAAGCTCAAATGGCAGGTTTTAACCTAGCTAAACCATATATAAGTGCAGGTTATGCAGGTGGTCAAGATGCCCTTAACTACTCCCTAGACAAGGGTGCCTACTCAGGTGACACCTATGCCAACATGAATGACATGTCTACGGCAGGTTATAACTTTATGAATAACTTTGGCATGGGTCAGCAGGGTAACGCTCAAAACTTCATGAACAACGGTGCAGCCTTTGGTAACAACTTAACTAACCTTTACAATCAAGCAGGTCAGGATGCTATCGGCGATGCAAATGCTTATGCGATTAATAACTCAGATCCTCTCGTTACTGCGAGGATGCGAGACAGCACTAGGCAGCTTAACGAACAAACTCTCCCAAATATTAACATTGGTGCAGCAGGTACTGGCAACACTAACTCCAGTAGAACAGGAGTTGCTGAAGCTATTGCTCGTAGGTCTTATGATGATCGTATGGCTGATGTAACGGCAGATACACAGAACACACTTGCCAATAGATACCTTACACAAAACCAAAACCAGTTTACAAATCAGATGAATGCAAATACTGGCTTAGGTAACTTATATAACACTGGCTTTGGTATGGGTAATCAAATTGGTGGTATGATGACAGGTGCAGGTAATGCCTTCCAAGCTGATGCACAGAACCAAATGAACACAGACAAGGCACAGTTTGAAAACGACAGAGACTTCCAACTAGACCAGTACAACAAATACATGTCAGGCATTTTAGGTAAAGCACCTAGAACAACAGGACAGGTCACACCTAACTTATACAACCCTAATATGTCAGGACTTATGGGTGCCGTACAGGGATTTGGTATAGGTGGTAAAATGCAGAATGCTTTCCAAGGCTTCGGAGGTGGTGGTGGTAACGGTTACCAATTACCAACAATGACAGGTGATCCATATGCAGGTAAAGCCACTTATGGTTTCGGTTAATGCAACCATATGGCTTTTTATCTAACTACAGTAATGCCGTAACTCCAAACTTACTTGACTTGATCATGCAAAATGAAACAGGTCATCTTAATGCTCAAGACAGGTTTAACCCAGTTAAGTCGAGGTCATCTAAGGGGGCGATTGGTGGTTACCAGTTAATGCCTAACTTACTCCATGACTACGGCTATGGAATGAAACCTTATATACAGTCGGATGCTTTAGACCCTATTAAATCTAGAGACATAGCAGGTAAGTTGATTACAGGTTACTCCAATCACTACGGATTTAAAAACGTAGCTGACACATTGATCGGTTACAACATGGGTGCCAAGGCTACCAGTGACTGGATAAAGAATGGCAGAAAGTTAGAAGACCTACCCAATGAAACTAAGGCCTATCTAAAAAGAGCCATGGGTTACATAAAAAACAACCCTGATCAATACAGCCTAGAAAAGATTAACCAAGAAATTGCAGAAGTCAGTAATGACAATACAGAAGGAACTACAGATATGAATATGTTCACCCCTAATTACTACAGGCAACTTCAGGCACAAAACTTTATAGAAGGTAATCGAAGAGGTGGTGGGGATCCGTATAGTGAAGGCTTTGAAAATTATGGTATACAAACAAACTCGCCTATACTAGCTAATAACTCACATATTGTCGGTAACCCAAGTAACAATAACTTCGTGTCGCCTGAAACAAATGGTGTTTTAGCTAATCAAGTTGTCATGAATGGTGGTACTAATAACACTAGCAATGGTATTATTAATAATGCAAATGCATACACCTTAAATGGTAATGAAAACCTTGTAGGTCAGGGTAACAACAATAACGGTGTATTAAACTCCGACTTCCTATCACGACCTGCAGCTACTGAGAAACGTAGAGACAGGCAAGACCTATCTAAAGGTGTCAGATATCCTGAAGACATAGACTTAAATGAAATGCTAATCCGTATAGGTGGTGCAGGTCTAGCTAACTCACAGTTAGGTGGTAACAGGCAGATTGCAGATGCCACAGCTATGTATGGCAACATAATGGATTACAACAGAGGTCAGGCCTTAGCTAAGTATAAAGTTGATATGGCTAATGCCAAGAAGACAGCTAAACAGGCAAGAGCTGACCAAGATTACTTAGGTAATATAGACCAGTCACTTGCTGATATGGATAAAGCGTTAGCAGGTCTTAAATCTGTCGAAGGTAATACATTTACTGGTGTCACAGGTTTATGGGATGGAACTGTAGGTTCTTTTATAGATTCAATGACAGGTGACCCTAAAGCCACAACAAGACTACTTCTTAAAAAACTTAAAGTTGACGACACACTACTTCGTATTGCTCAGACTAAGGGTGCAATCTCTAACAAGGAGATGGACTTATTCATGTCACCTGCCCCTTCAGTAGGTTTTGACCAAGAAGAAATATGGGAAAGATGGATTAACGAAAGAAAAGTTGCCCTTCAACGTATTAAGGCAAGACTTACAGGCAATATGCAAGTTGTGGATGATCAACAGGCCTCACAAAACCAAGTCAATAGCTTTACCTCACACGGTGTAATAGTAAAGAAGTTATAATAATATGGCAAAGTATCAAATAGGCAATGATGTCTACGAAATCCCTGATGGCACACCACAAGCGACTGTAACCAACATTATTAACGATATTACTTTAAATATGGCTAACCAAAGCAATAATCAACAGCAAGGCACAGACAATGCCTTTGAATTTAGTGTTGACCAAGCTCAGAAACTTGGTGGTAAAGGCCTAGAGGCTCTTGGAAGGCTTACAGGCTTTAAGAGTGTTGAGGATTACGGCACAGGTGTAGTCAAACAACAGGAAAAAGACATTGCTGCAGGTGGTTACAAGCCTAAGTATAACAAATCATTCTCAGATACATTTGATGAACAGGGTGTAGGAGCTGCCTTTGAGTGGATAGGTGAAAAAGTAGCTGAAAACTCAGTCACTACAGGTGCATCGTTAGTCGGTGCAGGTGCCACAGCCGTTGCAGCATTATTCTCAGCTCCTGTAGCTGCAGTTTTAGGTGTTGGTACCCTTGTTGGAAGTGCTGTTTTAGGTACAGGTGAAGTTGCAGGTGAAATAGAAGACAAGACAGGTAGTTATGACCCTAAAGTAGCTGTTGGAGTTGGAGCTGTTATCGGTTTCTTAGATAAATTTGGTGCCGGTAAGGTCATACCTAAGGATCAACTAGCTAAAATGACTGTTAAACAGATGGCAGCTAAGTTACATAAGTCAGGTTACAAACAGGCATCTAAAGAACTCATAAAGAGAACACTTAAAAAAGGTGGTTATGAGGGTATAACTGAAGGTACACAAGAAAGTCTATCAATGGGAGCCTCAGCAGCCTCAGGTGGAGACTATACAGCCAAAGAAGTTAAAGACAGACTTATAGACAGTGCTGTTATTGGTACTTCTATGGGTTCAGGTGTATCTGTCGGTACTGATGCAGTCACAGGTGGTGTAAACACAGTTAGAAAAGTAAAAGACGGTGTTACATCTATATTTGATAAAAAGACAAACGAGGCCTCAGACCCTGAAGGTGCTACAGAATTAGCAAACAGGCTTAATACAATAGCAACAGCTAACGACTACAACCTTCAAGACTTAGATAAGATGTCTACTAAAGGTGCAAGAGAAACAGTAGACAAGGCACATGTACAAGTTACTGAAGAATTAAAGCAGTTAGGTAAAGACCTAAAAGAAAGACTACAGATATCACCTACTGACGAGCTATCAGTCGTTATTGACAAAGTATTAGCACAGGCAGGTCAAAGAGAGGCTAGAAACAAAACTAAAAACACTGTAGGTCAGCAAGAATTTGAAGCCATTGAAAGATTAACTGGTGACACACTAGAAGGTCAGAAAATGTTGTCTCTTATGAGACAGATGAATGAATTAACCGAGTTACATAACGGTGGATATCAACAAGGCCTATCTAAAATAACTGACAACTTCTCACCTATTGGTGGAGGCATTGGTTATGACAAAGGTGCTATCAATACTGAGAAGGTATTACGTCCTATAGCCTCAGGTGGAGCAGCTTTAAGTACTGGTGGAGCATCTTTACTCGGACAGCTTGGTATTGTTGCAGGTGGACGAGCCATAGATAAGTTAAGAGGTGTTAATAAGAGTGTTGTCGATCAATACATCCAAGACAATAAAGACGGTGACGGTATTGACCTCGGTAACAACCCAAGTCTTAGACAAGATGCCATAAACAAAGCTAAACTAGCTGAACAAGAGGCAATACTTGCAGAACGACAGAAGTTACAACAGCAGCAAGACCTTGAGGCTCTTAATGCACAGTTAGATCAAGAAAATGCACCCCCTACTCCTAATTCACCACAATTTACAATGGAAGATGCTACAGGTTTAACAAAAGAACAGGTTGAAGAAGTATTGAAATTGATAGAGCAAAGGCCTGATCTAGTTGTAAATATTAACCCTGAATTAAAGAAGGCTATTGATGAGTACAGGAACTCGGTTCGTGTTGGTGGTAAAGTATCTAATTTATCTGAATTAATAAGAGCCGTTAATGTATCCGTAGATGCAAACGGTATCGAAAGAACTAACCCACAAAACCAAAGCATGATGCAACAAAATCAGCAAGGTGGTGGCCGTCCTAGTTACCAAAACAGTCCTAACTACCAACGAGGTATAGACGACAACCGTGCCTTTGCAGATGAGCTTATAGAGGCCGTCAACAACGACACAACTCTTAATGTTGTCGATAAACCATTATTAACTCAGGCACTATTGAATCTTAAAAAGAACTTAGGTTCTAACCCTATTGAAACAGGTACAAGAATTATTGAAGACTTAGGAGCAAGACTTAAGAACCCTGAGGCCATTCAGCAATATGTCGTACCTTATCTAGAACGAGTTACACAACAACAACCTAATCAACAAAACAATGTTCAAATAGATGAGCAGTTATCTCCTGATCACCCACAATTTAATAATGGTACTAGAATAGGAGGAAATAAAAGAACACCTGAAGAAGTTGCTGAGTTTAGAAAGAAAATGCTTAAATTCAGGCAAGATCAAGCGACAAAAAACCAAAAAGAAATTGAAGCTATTGAAAATTACATATCTTTAGTTAATCCAACAGGTAAAAGATTTAATGACAGGTCTGATTTATGGACTTTACGACTTGGAGATATGGAAGGTATGCTTCCTTCAGGAGCAGAAACCGTATCAACTATTGCAGATAACTTAGCTATAGAAATTAAGCAGAACGGAAATGATTTTTATGCAGTTCACAAGACTAATGGAGTTGTTGGTTATGTATTGGATAAAGAAAATTATACTGATTTACAAGTAGTAGAAGAGTATCAAAAACAAGGTATTGGAGGAGAACTTCAGTATCAATATAGAAAAAATAATCCTACAGCTATGACTGGTGGTTTGTCTGATGCAGGTTTAAGATCATTACAAAGAACTGCAAGAAGGTTAATAAATGAACAAATAAGTTTAGTTAAAGATATTGAGGTTATTAGTGAGCAGATAACACAATCAAACTTTAACGAAGGTGACCCTATATTAGGCTCTGCTTTAGACCCATTTGGTTTAGGTGACATGCTCGGTATTACTAGCGATGGTATTAGACCTACACCTGAAGAATTACAACAAATGCAAGATGGTACATTTAAACCTGAGAAGAAACAGTCATTAGTTGAGGCTTATGGTGGAATACAAAAGTTATGGGAAAAAGCCACAGGAAGAACAACACCATTTGAAAATACACCTGAGAATGTAGAAATTATAGCTACTGCTATGGCTCATGAAGGTATTAAAAACATAGGTTTAGATGGTAACGCTATTGGATGGTATGACAGAAAGTTAAAAGCAGCTAAAGCTATTATAAGTTCAATAGAGCCAAGGTATCAAGGTAATGAGGCAGCATTTGATTATGCTTTAGCCGTTACATCTAACGGTATCGCAGTTGCTGATAACTTTAATTATGCTATGGAAGTATTTAGAGAGTTTCTAGACACAGGAAGAATGCCTGAAAACTTTGCTAAAGGTGGTGAAAGAACACAGGCAATGCAAAATGCTTTTAAATTCTTTAATGCATGGAATAATCAGTATGGTGGTAGAGGTAATATGCCTCTTGAAGTATTTTTAGACATGGATTTTACAAGAAGGCAGTTACAAGAAGAACTAAATGACTTTAACAAAGCAAATAACACTGACTTTAAATTATCAGCACAAGAAGGCTTAGATGAGGTTGTTAAAGGTAGTTACATACTTGGAGCTAAAATAGGACAAGGGTTTTATCAAAACCTAAGAGGTAACTATGATCCTCTTACTATGGATATATGGTGGATGAGGATGTGGAACCGTATGGTTGGCCGACCATTTAAAGCACCTACGACAGATGCTAATCTTAAGAAGGCAAGAGATAAAGTTGAAAGTAGGATGAAAGACCCTAAGGCCTCAGCTTTAGAAAAACAGATCATTAAGAAAAGTTTAAAAGAGTTAGGTCTGAAAAGAGCAGGTTTATACAAAGACACTAAGAAATTTGATGCTTTTATTACACAACTTCACAAAAACTGGAACAGCTACTATAAAAACTTTCAAAAAACTAATAAAAAGAACCCACCTAAACCTCCATTCTTTAAAACTGTTGGAACTCATGTAAAGAATATCAATGAAGGTCTTATGGCAACACCATTTGATGCTAAAGAACGTAGTTACATGAGGTCAGTAACTGCTAGAGCTATTGAGTTAATGAGAGAAAAAGGTTATAACATTAAGACAGCCGATTATCAGGCACTTATGTGGTTTCCTGAAAAACAGTTAGCTAGAAAGCTAGGTATACAGCAGGGTCGTGGTGAAGATAACGATTATTTAGATGCAGCAATATTACTTGCACAATCAGAAGGATTAACAAATGACCAAATCAAAGAAACACTCCCCACAGCAGAACGAGGAGAGTTCGATGTTGGATCAGGTACCATCGGACAAAATGCAGGACTTCGTTCAGAGAATGATGGCCTTAGCTCAGAGGAACTTAGCCGAGAAGAACCAATCCTCAACCTCCAGTCCAATTCTAACCAACTCGGAAACAATCAACGATCAAGGGGAGCTAATAGCAATAGAACCCTTGAACCCACCCCTACGGAGGTAAGTTCTAAACTACCTGCAATTAAAAAAGCATTTGAGGTAGGTAGAAAAGGATCACCACACGAAAACGGTCTAAATGTAACTGAGGCTTTACAGATAGCTAAAGCTATGGGTTATCTAATATATATGGCACCTACACAGGAATCTATGGAGGGTTTATATGGTAAGGAAATACCTCCTAATAGTGATTTGACTGGTTTTCATTCATCTTTTATGATGGGTCAAACACTAGAACCACTTCATATTGTTATAAAAAAAGCACAATCACCTCAGGATGAAATAAGAGCTATATTCACTGCTTTTCATGAAATATCTCATGGTTTGGCTATGGGTGATGGATCGACAGGTCAGCCTATTACTGAAATGGGATATGGTCGATTAGGTGTAAGTCCTAAAACTACTTATCGTGGTTCCGTTGAATCTGAATTAGCCGTAATACTTAATCGTATACATACAAAAGTACCTGATGCTAAATTAGGTCAAGACATAGCTAATGAAATGGTAAATATTAGGTTCTCACGTTTTGCATTTGAAGGTGCTAAAATAACACCTACTTTAAAAGGTGGCTCAATAGTTCCTAGAGATTCTTCGATGATGCAAGATATAAGAGATAGAGTTCAATTAAAAATGATTGAAGATGACTTTGGTAAAAATAGCCCTGAATACAATAGTGCCATTAGTAAACGAGTATCTAACATGCGAATAAGGGATAATTATCAACTAAACATATCAGAGATACTAGCAGATAGTATTGCTGCATATCTTGTAGATCCTAAAAAGTTTAAAGAGGAAGCTCCATTAACTGCTGAGTTCTTGAAAAATAGTTTAAACGACAAACCTTCATCTAAGTTTGTTAAGTTCTACACTAATCCTATAGCAACAATCTTAGCAGTTCTTATGACGGCATTGGCTTTAGATGACCGTGAAGAAGAACAACAGCCTCAGATGAGTGCAGGAGCCTTACAGCTCGGTCAGGGAGCCTTAAGTGCCTGATCTTAGAAAGTTCAGAGCCAAGTCACCATCAAAAACTAGATTTCCACAGAAGGCTCCTAAGAAAAACTACTTTTCAACATTGATGGAAACTGAAGAAGGTAGAGCATTACGAAAGTCGTGGTCTAACAAGAAGAAGATTAACGGTGGTCGTCCAAGAGGGGTTCCTGACGGCTATAGAAAAGAGCAAATAGAACCCATACGAGCAAGAGAAAAAAGGAAAGCAGAGAGGTTAGTTAATATTATGGCTGAAAAGTTTAACATTGAAGACGAATATGCAAAGAAAGCATTAGTGACAGCAGTCGAAGTTATGAATGTTGTCGGAGAAACAAGAGAGAGACTAGCTGCAGCAAGATTAGTATTAGACTTTACTAAACAGAAACCTGCATCAAAGAATGAAGTAGCCTTAACTAAAGCTGAAGACTTCTTAGCATCTCTTGTAACGGACACAGATGGATCCACAACTAAAGAAGATTAGAGAACGACTTCTTTATGAATTTCCTTTTTACTCAAAGTCTGCATTAAAGATAAGAACAAAGTCAGGTGATATTGCTCCACTTGCTTTGAACCCTGCCCAAGAAATACTTCAAAAGGCAGTAGATAAACAACAAAAAACAGAAGGTAAGATAAGGATTATAATCCTTAAGGCTAGACAACAGGGTTTATCAACCTATGTCGGTGGTCACCTATACTTCTCTGTGTCACAGAACAAAGCTAGAAAGGCTATGGTAATAACACACCATGCTGACAGTACTAGGGCATTGTTTGACATGACAAAAAGATATCATGAGAACTGCCCTGAGATACTTAAGCCACACACAAAGTATTCAAGTAGAAGGGAACTGAGTTTTGACATCCTCGACAGCTCATTCGTGGTCGCCACAGCAGGTGGAGATAGCGTTGGAAGAGGCGAAACGATTACGAATTGTCACGCTTCAGAGATTGCTTTTTGGCCTAAAAGTTCAGCTACTGATATTTGGAATGGTCTTGCACAGGCAGTACCGAACACAGCTAATACGTCTATATTCATTGAATCTACTGCAAACGGTGTTTCAGGGATATTTTATGACCTGTGGAAGGGTGCAGTCGAAGGCAAAAACGGTTATGTACCAGTGTTTATTCCTTGGTTCACTGACCCTGAGTACCGTGAAGACGTACCTAAAAACTTTAAAAGAACACCTGATGAAAAGGATCTTGTTAAAAAGTTTAAACTAGACAATGAACAGCTTATGTTTCGTAGACGTAAGATTGCTCAGAACGGTATAGACTTATTCAAACAGGAGTACCCATCATACCCTGATGAGGCCTTCCTTACTACTGGTCGTCCTGTATTTAACCCTGATCAACTTCAGAAGTTATTACCTGACACTAAAGACGTAGAGGAAAGACTTGCACTGGAAACAGATGAATGGGTCAACCATAGTCGTGGTGAATTAACTACATTTATCAAACACGATAGTGGAGAACAGTATGTCATTGGTGCAGATGTATCTATGGGAATACGGAACGGAGACTACTCCGTGGCCATCGTACTCGATAGTAAAAAAAGACAGGTTGCAACGTGGCGAGGCCATGTCCACCCTGACTACTTTGCAACAGTACTGTTTCAACTGGGAACCTACTACAACGATGCATTTATCTGTGTAGAGAATAACTCACACGGTATATTGACTTGTACGAGGTTAGGTAAAGACTTAGCCTACCCCAACTTCTACACTGAAGTGCAACACGATAAGATAACTGACAGAGAAACTGTGAAACTTGGTTTTACAACTACTGTTAAAACTAAACCCTTAATCATCGATCAACTCAGAGCCTCTATGAGAGAAGAAGAGTTGGAACTTAATGACAAAGTCACAATAAGAGAAATGCTGACCTACATAGTCACTGAAAGTGGTGCTATGGAGGCCGAACATGGATGTTTTGATGACTGTGTTATGTCACTTGCTCTTGCAAACTATGTGCATGAAGGAGCTTGGGATCCTGTCGAAAGTGGGAATGAATTTTATATGGAAATGGTATAAACATGGCTAAAATTGAAGAATATTCAAAACTAGAAGACAGTGACATTGTCGTAATGGTTGAAAACAACATTAAGACTTCTGTTGGATATTATGACAGTGAGATTTCTAAAGAACGTAAGAAAGTCACTGAGTATTACAATGCCACACTTCCACGACCTGCCCACGATGGTAATTCTAAGTTCGTATCACAGGATGTTTATGACAGTGTCGAGGCATTAAAGGCAGCTCTATTAGAGACCTTTGCTGCCGGTAATAACATTGTTAAGTTTGCACCTCAGAATGCTGACGATGTAGAGACAGCCGAAGTTTGTAGTAAGTATACCGACTATGTAATGTTCAGGCAGAATGATTCATTTGAAGTCATGAACTCAGCTATCCACGATGGATTAACAGCTAGAGTTGGTGTGGCTAAAGTCTTTTGGGATGAGAAAGAAGAAATCATTGAAGAAGAATTTACCGATGTAAACCAAGATGAGCTAGACATGCTGCTTGCACAGGATGGCGTTGAGTTAGGCGATAGCACAACCAACGAAGTTGGCTTGATATCAGGTACTATTGTAATGGCAAAAGATGCCTCACAGGTAACTATTCAGTCACTAGCTCCTGAGGAATTTCTAATTGAACCACAGGCTAAGTCATTAGATGACGTAAACTTTGTAGCTCATAGAACTCGTAAGACCTTAACTGAGTTAAGAGAAATGGGTTACTCAGAAGAATTACTCAAAAATATAGGATCAGACCATGAGGATGTCGAAGTAGAGACAGACCCTGAGATACTCGCAAGGTTTGAAAGTATAGGTGCCAGTCGTGGCTTTGATACTAAAGGCTACCAAGACCAAGTCCGTGATATCATGGTTTACGAATGTTACATGATGCTAGACAAAGAAGGCACTGGTATTGCCTATCTGTATAAAGTTTGTAAAGCAGGTAATGTTATACTTGAGTGTGTAGAAGTCGATAGAAAGCCATTTATTGTATTCACACCACTACCTATACCCCATGCCTTTTACGGTTCTAACTTTGCATCTAAGGTTATAGCAACTCAAAATGCTAGGACTATATTAACTAGGTCTATCTTAGACCATGCAGTTATCACTAACAATCCAAGGTATATGGTTGTTAAGGGTGGCTTAACTAACCCAAGAGAACTTATAGATAACCGTGTTGGTGGTTTGGTAAACGTATCAAGACCTGATGCAATATCACCTATGCCTCAGGCACCTCTAAACCCATTTATCTTTCAGACATTACAAATGCTTGATGAAGATAAAGAAGATACAACAGGTGTATCAAAGTTATCACAAGGCCTAAACAAAGATGCCATAAGCAAACAAAACTCAGCAGCAATGGTTGAGCAGTTAGCGACAATGTCTCAGCAAAGACAAAAGATAATAGCTCGTAACTTTGCTAACCAGTTTCTTAAGCCATTATTCCATGAAGTTTACAGGCTTGTTGTCGAGAATGAACAGTATGAAAAGGTTGTCGATATAGCCGGTAATTTTGTCGAGATTGACCCAACAGACTGGAAAGAAAAAAGAGATGTAATGGTTGAGCTTAAGCTCGGCTACGGTGAACAAGAAAGAGATGCAGCTAAGTTTATGCAACTCCATACCCTATTCTCTCAGGATCCAAACTTACAACCTATGTATCAAATGCCTAATAGATTTAACATGATGAAAGAGGCATTACAGAAACAAGGCATATTAAATGTCGAAGAGTTCTTAACACCACCTGATCAATTACCTGAACCTCAACCTGATCCAATGCAACAAATGCAAACTCAAATGGCTCAGAAACAACTTGAGTTACAGGAACGTCAACAGCAGTTAGCTGAGATGAAAGCACAGATGGATGGTCAAATGACCCAAATGAAATTGGAGCTTGATAAGATGAAGGCCGAGAGTTCACATGCTCTATCCTCCGACAATCAAGATCTAAAAGAGGAGCAATTCGCTCACAAGAAGTACATAGATGAAGCTGAATTAGAGGTTCTAAAGTCAGCCGAAGATGTACGAGGAATAGCCTCGCCTACAGGGTAATATCATATACCAAGATTTTACCATAGCTCAGTGAGGCTTAAATCACGTTTAACAACCATTTTAGGAGAGTAAAATGACTAAAGAAGAGACCCTAATCAGCTTTGGAAACGATGCTGATGACCTTGTTAATAATGAAGTTTTTAACAGGACAATTAACAGAATGGTGGAAGGAAGTTTCCAAGCATTTGTAAATTCAAAGCCTGAAGATACAAAAGCACGAGACAAATCCTATGACCATTATCGAGCTTTGGTAGACATCGTTAACACCCTGAGACAAGACGTTCAGGTCAGAGACGAGATCCTAGCGAAGAACGAAAAAGACAACAACAGTCAAGAGGAATAGTATTATCATGAGTGACGTACAACCCCAAAATAATGAAAAAGATTCAACAGCCTTAACAATAGATGAGGCTGAAGATGCCATTCTTGCACGATGGGAAGACGCTGAAAAAAAGCCATCAGACCCTGAGACCGAGGATGAACCTGAAGTCGTCCAAGAAGAAGACGAAGAGACTAATGGCGATTTACAGGAAGAGACAGACGAAGACGAGGTCGAAGAAGATGAGGAGACAGACCCTGATGAAACTGAAACTGAAGATGAGGATGAAGACGATGATGTTGAAGACGAGAACCCTGTTCTTAGTGACGATGCTCAAGTTGAGATTCAAGTTGACGGTGAAACAGTTCAGGCATCTGTTAAAGATCTTAAGAGACTTTACGGACAAGAAGCTGCTCTCACAAGAAAGTCTCAGGAAGTGGCTAAACAGCGTAAAGATGCTGAAGATAGCCTTTCTAAGTCTAGTGTCGTTCTCCAAAAGATGTTGGAGAAAGCTCAAGCTAAGTTTAAGCCATATCAAGAAGTCGACATGTTGGTCGCAAGTAAGACAATGTCTACAGAAGATTTCGCTCAACTTCGCAAAGAGTATAAGGCAGTTGAAGAAGAATATAAGTTCTTAAGCGAAGAAGCTGATGTCTATTATAAAGACCTACAAAACCAACAACAAACTCAATTACAGTCTGCAGCTAAAGAGTGTGTAAAGGTTTTACAGGACGAAGTTCCTAACTGGAGCAACCAACTTTATAATGATATCCGTGGGTATGCTATTTCCATAGGTCTACCTGAAAACGAGGTTAATAGATATGTCGATCCTAAGGTGATCCAACTTATCAATAAGGCTCGTCTTTATGACCAAGGTAAGAAAGTAGCAACGACTAAGAAAAAGAACCCTACTTCAACTAAAATCCTTCGATCCAAAAAGGCTCCTCCTACAGCTACAAGCAGAAAAGTATCTAAACTAAAAGATGCAACAGCAGCTCTAGGTAATCAAGGAGTGGACTTAGATGATATTTCTTCAGTGATCATGTCTCGTTGGGAAGCATAATTTTAATCGGTCAACTTAAATAGAAGAGGAATAGACCCATAGCCGTTTATACAACATACGATCAAGTAGGTAAAGCTGAGGATGTCTCAGATATTATTTCGAACATCTCACCTACAGACACCCCTTTTACAACTATGATCAAAACAGAGAAAGTCTCTGCTAGAACATACGACTATCAGGAAGATACCATTGGAGCAGGTGCTGACAATAAACTTGTCGAGGGAGCTGATTTTACAATCGGAACTCAAGCTGCAACCACTCTAAGAACTGGTACAACTCAAATCCTTGGACTTGCCTTTCAGGTATCAGCAACTGCCGATGCCATTAAGACATATGGTAGAGCCAAGGAAACTGCATACCAACTCGGAAAAACCTTGAAATTGCTCAAGAAGCATCAAGAATTTGCATACGTTGGACAGCATAATGCAGCAGCAGCAGGTTCAAGTTCTGCAGCTAGAGAAATGGCCTCAGCCTCAGCAATTATTACTAATTCGACTGATGCAGGTTCTAACTCTACTGATGCATTAACTGAGGCTAAATTCTTAGTTGGTGCCCAAGCTGCTTACACAGCAGGTTCTGAGCCAAATGTCTTCATGATTAAACCTGCAGATGCAACTATTGTTGCAGGGTTTACTGGAGCCTCAGGAAGATACAGAAACTTCAACGATGGAACTAAGACATTAGTTAACGTGGTTGATTTATATGTTTCTCCATTTGGTGAGTACAAGATTGTACTTAACAGACACCAGTTAGCTACACATGCATTCTTATTAGACCCTGCAATGTTTAGACAGACTGTACTACGTCCTGTTAGCAGAACTCTACTTGCTAAGACAGGTGACAGTGACAAACATGCTGTTGTCATGGAAGTAGGATTAAAGCACATGAACTTTGGCGACAGCCATATGATCACAGGCTTGTCCTAATAACTAATTGCATGAGGGTAAGTGGTTTTTGCTCTCCTTGGCTACAAACCCTCATGCATTTCTATTCAAGGAGTGAATATGATTTACGATAAAGACCAAAAAGGTAACAACATTATTAATGTTAACACTGAGTTTTTTAACAATGTCGGTGAAGAAGCTAGAAGGCATACACAAGAGATACCTCAGTGGCATTTAGATAACCTTAAAGACCAACGTAACGTCAGCACCCAACATAAAGAGGGTGAGATGATGAAGGTTGCCTCAATACCTACAGCAGTTATCGAGAAGTGGATGCGAGAAGGCTTTAACATTATGACCGACAAAAACATCACAGCTAAACAAATAGTCAACAAACTTAAGAGTGAAAACTTAGATGCATTCTTAACAACAGAGAAGAGTTTATAAATGTCACTATATGCCAATATCAACAAACGAAAAGCTAACAAGTCGTCTAGACCAAAGTCTAAAAGTACAATTTCACCCCAAGCCTATGCCAACATGAAGGCAGGTTTCCCTAAGACTAAAAAGAAAACTAAAACTACTTAAAAGGATAAGATATGAACTATGGTGATTTAAAGACCCATTTTAATAACGTGCTTAACCGTTCAGACATCACCACAGCTTTAACAACTACCTTTATCGATCAGGGTATGGCTCGTGTACAGCGACAGTTAAGAACACCTATGCAAGAAAAGGTGGCATCCTATACGTTGTCGTCACAGACTGAGTTTATTACTCTACCTAATGACTTCATAGAGATCGTAAGTATTTACTATGCAAACACTGAGTTATCTAGAGTGCCTATGAGTAAGTTTAGGTCACTCAATGCCAACAACTACTCCGGTAACTCTACTAACTTTACAAGGCAACAGGAGAAGGTTTACCTGTTCCCACAGCCTAGCTCAGGTACTTTATACCTATACTACTACTCTGAGTTTAACCCTATGTCTGCTGACAGTGACGAGAATGCACTGGCTAAGGTAGCTCCTGATCTTTTAATCTATGCAGCTCTAACCTATGCAGCCGACTACTACCTAGATACTCGTTCAGATATCTTTGAGACTAAGTTCAATCAGTTTCTATTAGAAGTTCAAGAGCAAGCTAATGATCAAGAGACTAATGGTGGTGTCCAGTCAATACAACCAACCTACACATTTACTGACTACCAAGACACCTACTCCAGTAATACAACTTCATAAGGTATACCATGGCATCAACATCCTTTTTCAGCTCGTCAGGTACTAGCTCTACCCTTCAGACTACCTTTACAGCCTCAGTGGAGGCAGCTCAAGCAGCTCAACTTGCAGCAGAAGCAGCACAGGCGTTAGCTCAACAAGCTAAAACAGATGCTGAATCAGCTAACTCAACTGCCACTAACCAAGCTACAATATCCTCTGATCACAGGTTAGATGCAGCTAAGTATGCAGTAAATGCAGCTAACTCAAGTTTTACACTCACATCCACTAACGGTGGAACCTCAGGCTTATACTCGGCATTACACTATTCTACTTTAGCGACTGCAAGTCAGTCAGCAGCATCTACAAGTGAAGGCAATGCAAGTGGATCAGCGACAGCCTCTGCTGCCTCAGCAGTGACTGCAGGTCACTATGCAGTAAAGGTCGATGCCGTAGTACCAAGTACCTCAGACTACTCAGCTAAGGCTTGGGCAACTAATACCATAGTCGATACCTCAGGTGGTGGTTCTGCTAAGTCTTGGGCGACTAAGGCTGACAGTGCTACTGTAGACGGATCAGAGTATTCATCCAAGACTTATGCAATAGGTGGTTCACTGGCTACTGGTTCTGCCAAGAACTGGGCATTGGGTGGAGGCTCAGGATTTACTACATCAACAGCAGTCGCAGGTGGTGTTTACTCAGCTAAGTACTATGCCGAGGCAGCTCAGTCTGCAGCATCTAATGCAGAGGGATCATTAACATCATTCCAAGCCGTTTACCTTGGATCAGGGTCTTCAGATCCATCTTCAGGTCACACAAGTGGTGACATCTTCTTCAACACTACAGTTAATAAATTAAAATACTACAATGGTTCTGCATGGGTAGCTATAGAGGCAAGTGCTAACAGTGCCTCTGAAGGCTTTGCCATAGCAATGGCTGCAGCTCTGTAAAAAGGAATAAACAATGGCTCAAAACTTTAGACGACTACTACTCAGTGCCGTAGGTACAGCAGAGGCTGATGCACCTGACGGAGCTAACTTCTCACACTACAACACCATTATCGGTATTAACATGGCAAACATAACCACGAATGCCATAACAGGTAGTTGCTACCTTAAGAAGACAATAAGTGGATCAGTGGTGACATTTTATATCGTTAAGGATGCACCCATCCCAAGTGGTGGATCACTGGCAATTAACTCCAAGTTAATAGTCGAAAGTGGTGACCGTCTATACTTTAAAAGCTCAGTAAGTAGCTCAATGGATGTGGCAGTTAGCTTTGTCCAAGAAATAAGTACATAGGAGCTGCCATGAGTTACATAGGTAATCAATCACAAACAGCTTACTCGGCAATGGTAAAGCAAGACATCACTGGTAATGGTGGTACCGGTTATACACTCAGCCACCCTGTAAGTAACGAAAACGACATACTACTTTATATTAATAACGTAAAACAAGAGGGTGGCTCAGGTAAGGCCTTTACAGCCTCAGGTACTACATTGACCTTAAGTGAGGCCATAGCCAATACAGATACCTGTTACGTCCAGTATATCGGTCTAGCAATACAGACTGTAGTTCCACCTGATGGCTCTGTAAGCACAGCAAAGATTGCAGATAGTGCAGTCAACCTTACATCTAAGGTTACTGGTGTATTGCCAATAGCTAATGGTGGTACTGGAAATGCAATAGGCTCAACTACAACTTATGTAAATAACTTAACAGTAAGTGGAAGTAATGTAACATCTTTTGATACTAATTTTACTGGAACTGCATTAAATGGTGGTGCTAAAGGGATTAAAATATTTCTTACACAATTAGGAAATAATAATAATGCCTATTTACATTTTAGAACTCTTGATGCAAATGGAACTACAGATGGTGGTTATAATGCTACTTTTCAATTTAATACTGGTAGTACTCCCAATGCAAATGGTAACACAGATAGTAATCAAGCTAATGCAATGGCAGTTGCCTACTATGCAGGTACATATAATATAGTTATTGATTGTCAGCTTATTGACCCCTCAACAAATCTTTGGGCATTTTCTGGAATGGCTAATTCTGTATTAACAAATGCACCAGTATCAGGAGGTAGTATTGCTTATAATGCTTTAGGTTCAAATAATCCTATAACTGGATTTAGGTGGGCAAGTACTACTACAAATGGATTAGCAATAGGTAATCTTAAATATGGCTACTCATATACAGTATAGGAGATAGATATGGCATTAAGCAAAATTCAAGCTGAGTCAATGAACCTAGCAGATACATTTGCATTTAGTGGAACTGTAAGTGGTGTTGGTGGTATTACTCATTTTGACCAATGGAGATTGAACACTAATTTTTCTGGTGCAGCAGACCCAATTAGCTCTAATTTAGAAAGAGTTGATACAACTGGACAAGCAACAATAGGTTCAGCCATGACCTTTAATTCTGGAATATTTTCTTTTCCAGTAACTGGGAAATGGTTAATCAGAGCAAATTGGCAACACTCTTTAAATGGTAGTTCAAGGTATCAAAGTCATTGGATATATGCAACATTAGACAATTCTAGCTATCATCTTTACGATGAAGTGATTACATTTATTACTCATTCTGAAAGTGGTACTACATATAGTAGTGGGTCGCAAGAATTTACTCTTGATGTAACAGACACATCAAATGTTAAATGTAAATTTGTACTTGCTGTTTCTAGTTCTAGTGTAGTAACCCTTGGAGCAACAGACCGAAACCACACTTATTTTACATTTATAAGATTGGGAGATACATGATGAATAGACCCACACATATAGAAGACTATCTTATAAGAGTAAGAACTGGTCAATGGTTTGGTTGGTCTGATTCTAAAAATAAAGTTTATGCTAATTTAATTGTGCATGATGGTGGTGCAAAGCCAAGTGAAGCTGATTGCACTAAAGGATTAAAGGCTTTGCAAGATGCTTGGGATTTAGAAAATGATTCATACAAATCTAAAAGACAAGAAGAATACCCAACAATAGCAAATCAATTAGATGACTTGTATCACAATGGCATAGATGGTTGGAAGAAAACTATCAAAGCTATTAAAGACAAGCACCCAAAGGAGTAAGCCATGCCCTACATAGGAACACAGCCTTTAACTGGGCAATTCACTAAGCTAACTGCAATAACAGCCTCAGCTACAGACACATATGCCTTAACTAAAGGTTCAGCAGCTTTCTTCCCTGCTACGGCAGAGCAACTAATAGTCTCTGTCAATGGTGTTACTCAAGCACCCAATGATGCCTATAGTGTATCAGGTTCAAACATTATCTTTACAGAAACATTAAGTTCTTCAGACACGATTGATTACATCTTGGCTTTAGGCGAGGTAGGCAATTCAGTAGTACCCACAGATGGTTCAGTAACTGGAGATAAGTTTAGTTCTACTGTTTATAGAGATGGCATTAGGATTAATGGTAGTTCAGCTACTGACAATGTAACGATTGCTAGTGGAGAAAGAGCCATGGTTGCAGGGGATTACACAATTCCCACAAACAAAACACTAACTGTAAATGGAGTATTAACCATTGTCTAAATTATTCGTTGACGAGATTCAACCCAAAACAACTGGTGGTGTTATCAATGCCAAAGGTATGGTTATACAAGTAGTACAAGGAACTTCTGTTACTGGGGATAGTTCTTCAAGCACAAGTTATAATGCTACTGGTTTACAAGTTCAAATAACACCTACATCAACAACATCTAAAATTCTAGTTGTAGCTACTTTTTGGTCAGGTTATCCATCACAAAATTACTCTACATTTTTCACTCTATATAGAGATTCAACAAATCTTGATTTAAGTCCAAGTCAAGCAAGTGGCTTTACACAAATTGGAGATTCTACTGGAGATGGAAACATGACATATCAAGGGCAAGGTTTATCTTGTCAATACTTAGATTCTCCAAACACAACAAGTCAAATCACTTATAAACTAATGAGAAAACAAGATGGTGGAACTGGTTATTTTAATGTTAATCAAAATGGAGATTCACAATCTAAAAGAACTTGTGTGATTATAGCACAAGAAATAGGAGGATAGCATGAGTAGTAAACTAGGTGTGCAAAACATAGCACACACAAACGGCACAAATGCTATGACTATTGCTAGTGATGGTGTAACTGCATTTACTAATGCTCCATCAGGTATTATAACTACAAAAACAACCCAAGCCACGACTTCAGGAACTGCCTTTAATTTTACAAGTATACCATCAACTGTAAAACGAATCTCTGTTTTGTTTCGTGGAATAAGTCTTAGTGGAAGTGATGGTTTAATTATACAACTTGGAACAAGTGGGGGTTTAGTTACTTCAGGATATGCTTCTCTTTCTCATTGGGGAGGTGGTGGTCTAAGTTCTACTAGTGGTTTTATTGTTGATGGTGTAGGCAACTCTAATATTATGTCAGGAATTATGACAATAGCACATATGGGTTCAAATATTTATGTTGCTTCTCATTCTTGTAAATATAATACAAGCAATGGTGTGTTTGGTGGTGGAGATGTTTCAATAGGTGGAACTGTAGACAGATTGACAATAACAAGAAGTGGCTCAAATACTTTTGATGCAGGGTCAGTTAACATTATGTATGAATCATAGGAGGATAAAAAATGACATCAATTCTTAAAGTAGATAACCTCCAAAATGCTAGTGGTACTGGCACTCCTTATATAACTGGTGCAGTATTGCAAGTGAAAAACACAACAGTTAATTCTTCTGCTACCTCTTCATCAAGTATTGCAGCAGACGATTCAAGACCTTTGCCAACAGAGGGTTTAGAAG